GAAAGAACATATTTGCAGGGTGAGAGTATTTATAGTCTTGACGAAGATATATACTATAATAAAACCTACAATCAGCGTTATTTGCCGGCCGCTTGTTAGGCAGTGGATGTCATTAAATCAGTTAATGCCACAGATTCTGTTTATGCATTCATTCCCATTTCATCTAATTTCTGTGCTTATAAGGTAATTTGTGTCTTATGTGGCTTCCCTGATTTGTTTGTCAGGTAGAAGCAAAACATAGTGTATAATGGCCCCAGTACAGAAGCTGAGTTTGAGTAATACCTTAAAGTTAATCACCATGGCTTATACGCTCCTTCGTATATTTTTAAGATACTTAAAGATGAAGGTGCCCTGACTCATGATGGTGGAATCGTAGTTAATGAGCTTAAATAAGTCCTTAATAGAGTATATGGGCTCTGTTCCCAGCGTACATTGAGTGACAAGGAAGTTGATGCTAACCCTAGTTTTTAGCCTGTCCTCAATCTTGTTCAAGCTAAGAAAGAATATAAGGGAGTTTCCCACTGCACCCTTTTTCTTTCTAGAGAGCATGTTGAATCAATGTGTTCTTTCACTGGCAATAACATAGCAGCTTTTTAGGTAGCCAGGAAAGCAAAAACACCTGCTTCAACCTTTTACCCCGTGTATATAAATGAAAATGGTGCTTTAATAAATGCGGGATGTATGAAATACCTTAGTTCAATGCCCGATCATGCTCTCAGGGTAATTAGAAACACTAAGGTTCCCGAGCTCATTCAGACCAAGTGGCGTCTACACAGAGATTAAGACAAGCAGTACTATATAATTACATTATTTTGTGACGGAGGTAGTACTTGCTAGTGCGTACTGAATTCCTAAGGGTACTTCTAAGGGCTTTAGAAAGTGGAGCCCAAGCATCTTGTTTGTTGCAGAGGTATGGTTGCTAAGTTTTGTGATCATGCTTAAATGCTTATTCCCAAACCCCAAAATAAAGAGCTCGAAGCACCTCTTATAGGTGCGAAACCCTAATAGTCTGTTAACTAGCCTAATCCTTTTTCGAGTGCTGTACTCAATAATTTGAAGCCTAAGGACTAAGGGGTTATTGATCTGGTTAAGCCTGCGTAACCGGCAGAAAAAATTCCGTCCGGTCCAGATCAACCTTAATAATAACAGCAGAGCTAGAATGTCGAGCCTGTTAAAATAACCGATGCTGTTAAGGAAAAGCCCGTGTCCCCAATTAGTGTAGTCCTCTGTGTGTGCTCTCTCGCCTTAGCAGTAGGACTTGTTTATATGGGCTAAAATTGGTTAGCAACTTTAGTTATTTGCTTGAATAGCCCTCGTGCATTGAAGTTGCTAGCCTCAAAAACATATGACTTCATCTTTGAGCCTGAATCTCTTGTTCCCACTGAAGCATTGGAGTCATATTTCTTTATTGAGAAGTCTCATTCATGCCCAGTTACTTTGCAGACTTCTGACACGCATAAGACCATAATTACAGCAGATGGTCATTATATCTGGGCTTAACCTGGCAACACAATAAAAGCTAAATACATATTAGTTGCCAATGTTGGGGGTACTTAATTGTCTGACTCTAATTTCTCATATACTATTGCTGATGAGTTGTCAGTCATGTAAGGTGTCGTGTACGCTAAACTAATCACTAAGACGCCTATTAGCCCTCGTTAGCAGTAATGGAGTACTCTGGTTGTTCAATGTATATGCTGGGCCAGAGCTTATTTTAGGTCTGACGTCAAACCTACTTCACCCATTACTTTAATTGGTGCATACAATTATATTTCGGCCAACTTAAGCTAGAGAGAGAGAGAGTACCCTCTAGCTGGTTATTATGCACGAGAAGATTTGGAGAACCTTATCTACACATAATCTTAATATTGCAAGTTTACAAAAGCTATGCTTTAGTAGACTGGTGTTATCTCCAAACTCAATTGGCGTCAATGGCGTGAACACATTATGGTAATGGTTTACGCCGGTGTATATCCTCTGGACCCTAAGGCAGCACTCACTTTTTTGAATAGTGAGTTTGGCAACACGCCCGCTCGTAAGTGGGCATTGATTGCTGCTTCTCTGACTAGTACATTTTCCTTCATGTATTGCATGTTAGCCCCTTCTTGGGCTTTTCTCTTAGTAGTTGTTGTTTATGGAGGAGTTGTTATGTACATGGCAGATAGAGTTTATGACAGTTCAAAAGACTCCAAAATTTTAGGTCCATTTATTTGCCTTCTTCTTGTAGGCCAATCAATACAATGTATATTAGCGAAGCTGCAGGGTGGCTGGATTCAGCCTTATCAGTTTGTAATTACAGTTTGCACCTTCTTCTATATACTGTTAGGATATACCAGTAGTTGGTTTAAGATAACCATTCCTAAGCGCCACTTAGAAGACCCTAGTCTCATAGATACGAGGTTTATGACTAAAGATGTTACTTACTTTCAGCTTTTAGCTTTGATTAAGAAAGATGAGTCAAGACCGTGGAACTAGGGTTAATATCATCCCCCAGTAGCCCTGTATGGTAGGACTTTAGATCCTAACCGACTCTATGGGTCTGGTTCAATGATGAACAATTTGTTCACCGGTTTCTTGAATAGTAATTTACGAGTTGGACACTTAGATAAATTCAAGAAGTGGATGCTAGATTACAGAGGTAAGTTTCAAAAATGGTATCTTATTTAGTAAGATAAAGCTAGATACATCTGTAATATTGTGAGGTAGGCAGTATTTGTACGGCCAACGGTAGCCTTAAACTGTGGGCAAGGTATTGTGAACTGTATAGTTAGATAATTGGGTGGTTATACTCTACCACATCCAGTTGTGTTAGCATAGTTTCGCAAATTCTAGAAGCGGGAGTTAAAACGCTTTGAAAAATACCTTATGCATAAAGCTGATTTGCCGTCCTGGGATGAGTATATTGCTCAAGTTGAGCCCAAGAAACGGACTGCTTACAATACTGCAAAAGAATTATTCCAAGCTACTTTTAGGATACCTAAGAAGTTGCGCTTGTTCTAAAAATGGAATGAGGTCTAGTTTACTGCTGAAGAGGATAACAAAGCTAGAGCCATTTTCTTGCCACCTAAGGTAGTGTTGTCACTTGGGGGGTATATAAACTTCTGCGCAATAAAGCTTGTGAAAAATTTTTACAGCGGCTTCATCCAGGGCATGAACTGTGATGAAATAGGCCAGAGAATTCATGACATAATAACTGGCAAAGCACAAGAGGAGGGAATTTACGGTCACTTAGGTGAGCATTATGTAGTAGCCTCTGATATTAGTGCTTATGACAGTAGACAACACGCCTCTCTCTAATGGCTTGAAAACAAGATGATTAAGCGAGTTGCGAAGGCTATCCTTAACTGCGGGCATATTACCCA